TCTAATATATGAAATATTGCTCAAACTTTCGACACGACCTTGAAGTAGGACAAATAGCTGAGAAAGAGATTGGTGAATTGCTATCTGAAAAGAAAATAGAAATTAAAAAAGATATGCTTGCCAAGAAGACGGGCAATGTTTTTGTTGAGTATATGTCCAGAGGTAAAGTCTCTGGCGTAGACCGTTCCGAAGCGGATTATTACTGCTTCGTTGTAGAAAACCTAATCATCTTCATTCCGACTGTAGACCTCAAAAAACTTATTGAGCCCCTCAAGAAAACAAAGAGGGACGTCAGAGGAGGAGACAATAACACATCACGGGGCATCCTGCTCCCACTAACCACACTGATACCAACAAATGAATAGCATAGCATTTTTCGATATAGAAACGAACGCCATTGAGGATTGGACAAAGCTGTCTGACCTTGAGACCGTTCATTGTATCGCCATACACGACGACGCAGGTACGATTGCGTTCTCTGGCGACTCCGTACTGACAGGACTTCAACGCCTACAGAAGTATGACGCCATTGTAGGACACAACTCTATCGGCTTTGACTACCCAGCCTTGTACAAGAAGTACGGCTTCCAGCACCCTATGGTTTTGGACACAGCAGTCATGGCTCGTTGTATCTTCCCTGACATCCGAGCTACCGATTATCAACGCGAAGAGTTTCCCAAAGAGCTTTGTGGCTCACATAGTCTGAAGGCTTGGGGTAAACGCATAGGTGTATTCAAGGACGCCCACGGTGAGACCGAGGACTGGACTACATGTACTCCAGAGATGATTGAGTATTGCAAGCAGGACACCTACGTGACCTACCGCTTGTATGACCACTTTCTAAAAAAGAATCCTGACGTCCGTATGCTTACGCTAGAACACAAGTTCGCTAAGCTTATGCGTAGACAAGAGTGGAATGGGTTTCCGTTCGACATCAAAGCGGCTGAGAAGCTTACCTCTGACCTCATGGTTCGCCGTGCGGAACTAGGTGATGACCTCGCTAAGTCTTTTGGTTCTAGCGTAGAGCTAATGAAAAGCCACTGGTGGATAGCTCCTAACGGAGAACAAGCAAAGACAAAGAAGGAGCTTGTTGAGTCTGGATGGAAGCCTAAAGAAATCATCAAAGGCCCACACCGCACTAAAGAGATTCCCTTTAACCCTAACTCCCGTGACCAGATATGCGAGCGGTTGATGGCTGAAGGATGGAAGCCCGCCGCATTTGATGGCAAGCGCCCTAAGATTGATGAGCCTGTATTGAGAGAGATAGGCACTCCTAACGCCCTCAAGCTGTTAGAGTATCTACTTGTATCCAAACGTCTAGGACAGGTAGCTGAGGGCAACCAAGCGTGGCTTAAGCTATACAACGATGGACGTATACACGGACGGGTAAACACCAACGGTGCTATCTCTGGTCGCTGTACACACTCACAACCTAACGTGGCTCAAGTGCCAGCAGGACGGGCTCCTTATGGTAAAGAGTGTCGGTCTTGTTTTACTGCTCCAGAAGGTAAGGTACTCGTGGGTGCTGACGCCTCTGGCTTAGAACTACGTTGCCTTGCTCACTACTTGCACGGATGGGACAGCGGAGCTTACGCCAAGGAAATACTCACAGGTGACATCCACTCGGCTAACCAGAAAGCGGCAGGTCTAGAGACCCGTGACCAAGCTAAGACATTCATCTACGCCTTCCTTTACGAAGCAGGCGACGCCAAGATAGGTTCCATTGTTGGTGGTTCGTCTAAGCAAGGTAAACAACTTAAGAAATCTTTCATGTCCAAAACTCCTGCTATCCGTCACCTCTCTGAGGCAGTGGCTAACAAGGTACAACAGACAAACCAACTTACTGGTCTGGACGGACGTGAATTACCGTGTCGCTCTGCACACTCTGCGCTCAACCTGTTGTTACAATCAGCAGGTGCAGTTGTGATGAAGCAGGCACTCGTTGAGTTCTCTGAGATGGCAACTCAACCCTACGAACTACATGGCAATATCCACGACGAAGTTCAGTTCAGTTGTGACCAAGCTGACGCTGATGCTCTTGGAAGTTGTTTTGTAGATGCACTCGCCAAGGCAGGTAAAACCCTTGGTTTCAAATGCCCGTTAGATGGAGAGTATTCCGTTGGGGCTAACTGGTCAGAAACACACTAACATGAAAACATTATTCCTAGATGGTGATATGCTTGCCTACCGAGCCGCCTTCAGTAACGAGGTAGAGACTAAATGGGAGGACGCAGTATGGACGTTACACACGGACGTAAATGCTTCTCTCGCTTATTGTGACGACTTCATTGAGTCTATGTGTAAGAAGTTTGACACTGAGGATTACTTCGTAGTCTTCAGTCCTAAGACTAACTTCCGCTACGAGCTCTTCCCTGCCTACAAAGGTAACCGTAAGAACAAGCGCAAGCCCTTAGCCTTAGCCGAGTTGAATAGACAGATGTGCAAGCGTCACACGTTTATGATGCAGGACAATATGGAAGCTGATGACCTCATCGGCATCATGTGTACGCAATCTCCTAAGACTACCATTGCTCTCAGTGGTGACAAGGACTTCGCTACACTACCCATCACTTGGTACAACTTCCTCCGTGATGAACTGACTACCCTCACAAAAGAAGAGGCTAACAAGAACCACCTCATCCAAACATTAATGGGTGATGCAACCGATGGCTACCAAGGACTGAAAGGTGTTGGGCCTAAGACCGCTGTAAAGCTCTTAGACAAACACGGCTGGGACTGGGAAGGCGTCGTTAAAATATACGAAAGCAAAGACATGACAGAAGAGGACGCACTCCTCACCGCTCGTCTTGCTTACATACTCAGAACAGAAAACTTCAAAAACGGAAAAATTATATTATGGCAACCCCCTACAAAATAGATGTAAGTGACCAGACGGTTTATATCGCTGGCCCCATGACAGGCATCGAAGACTACAACTTCCCTGCCTTCGACGCTACTTCTTTCAAATGGAAAGAGAAAGGCTTCGAAGTTATCAACCCTGCCGCATTGAGCAGGACACACGCCGCTGAGTTAGGCATTGAAGTAGGAGAGATGTGCGTACGTGAGTGCGCTATGATTGACCTTGTTTCTATTATCGCAACCGCATCACACATGTATATGATGAAGGGCTGGGAGTATTCCAAAGGAGCTAAGACAGAACACGCTCTAGCGGAGTGGCTCGGCATAACAATCAGCTACGAAGTAGAAGAGAGTGTCAAAGCTCACGCTACCCACAACAAGGAGTGGTGGTTCGCTTTCCAAGCTGAGCAGTTCAAGCGTATCTCTAAGCTAACCAAGAAGAAGAATGATGATTACACAGGTGGTTCTTTCACCTCTAATCCATTCGCTAACTTCGATGAAGCTGATGACTTTGGGGTAGACCCACTCATCGGACTATCACTTCGGATGGGCGATAAGATGCAGAGGCTCAAGGCTTTCTGTAACGGAGGTCTCTCTTTGGAGACTAACGGAGACACCGTAGCAGACATCTTCAATGACCTAATTGGTTACAGTTCAATCGCTTTAGGTATGCTGGAACGTAAGAAGGAGGTGGACTAATATGGACAACATTGATGCTTTTCCTGCTGTTTCGTCTAATTTTATCAATAAGTTAGAAGAAGTTTTCCCCTTACGGGACGATTTTGATTATGGCTCGGCTCAAAACGCGCTGATGTTTTATTACGGACAACGTTCTGTAGTCCGTTTTCTTATAGAACAAAATAAAATCCAAAACGAAACTATCCTAACCAAGGTTTAACTATGTGCTCATCCCCTAAATCATACAAAGCTCCAAAGGCTCCAAAGGCTCCTCCTCCTGCGCCACCTCCTCCTGCACCACCTCCTCCAACTAAGACAGCGAAAAAGGTAGAGAATAAAGCCCTTAAGAATCGTAGTTCTTCCAAAAAGCGCGGAACGTCCGCATTAACAGTAAGGCGCCGCTCTACCGTGAACACTGGTTCATCTGGTTCTGGCGCAAACATAAACTACTAAATTATGCCCTCAAAAACGATTACGGTTACTAATGGTGATGGAAGCACCAGAACGATTACTATACCTGACCGTAGTCGTTTTGCGGGGGTAAGGAATATTAGCAGAGCGGTTAACGCCCTCCCTCTTACAGACTCCACTACCTCAATCCAAGTAACCGTTGAAGGACACGCTGACATTAGTGGTATATATACAGGAACCACTGTAGCAGGAGCCACTTGGAGTCAACAAGGAGGCTCTGGAACTATTACCGCTAGTAGTTTTAATGCGACAGACGGATACGAGTATCTACTTGAAGACGAAAATGACAGCGAACCACAGTATCTCCTTAATAACAATGCTGGTTTCACCGACAGACCTTGGAAGGCGGCTCTGCCTATCTTACCCCAGAAGATAACGATTACTGGCATCGCAGGCACAGAGACAGTCACAGTAGACCGCACAGCCCCAGTAATTACCTCAGACCGTAAGGGCGCATCTCGTCCACTACTAAGTAAACTTGTAGGAGGCGCGGCGGCGGCATACAGCCTACGTGACCTCAACGACAGAAACGGTAACAACAAGGTAGTTGAAGTAAGACGTTCTAGTGACGATACGGATAGAATTTTCTTAGCCAAAGAGGTAGCTAATGGAACGCTAGAGGCTTGGGTTGGAGCAGGTAATAACGGCTTCGTATCCAAATGGTATGACCAGTCAGGTAACGGAAATGATGCAGAACAAGCAACTGCTGGAAGCCAACCTAAGATTGTTAACAGCGGAGCTTTAGTTGTTGATAACGGAATTGCTGGACTTGATTTTGATGGCGGTGACTTTTTAGTTGCCTCTTCGGTATCAGGGCTAGAAAGTCCTTTTTCAATATTCTCTACGAGTGTTAGGGATTCAAATGGATATACTGCTTCGCTTTCAAGGAGTTCAGCCGCCAACAGATATTTTGCCGTTTTTGAGTCATCGGGAACATCTATTGCTGTTCCAAGAAATTCTACTTCAGGTGTTACGGTAGCGGCTAGTGTTTCTGGGGCTGACCGCCTTACCTTTGCCTTAACTACTGGAGAAACTTCTACTAGCGTAGGTGCTAAAGGAGGAACTGTTGTTACTACAACTGACGACTACGGAAATGATTTTACTTCTAGTTCAAGCTTAGACCAAATTGCTATTGGTGTTCAGAGGACTGTAAGCCCAACTGGTTATTTTAACGGGCGTATCCGTGAGATTATTTTCTACACCTCTGACCAGTCAGCCAACCGTCCAGCCATCGAAGCTAACATTAAAAATCAATACGAAATATCATAATGTATCTTATATACGCATCCGAAGAAGCCGCCCTTGAGCGCGCCGACGAAGAAGGTAAAGACCGTAACTTCCCATACTGGACTACTGGAGGAACAACACGTTGGGTGACTAGACCTTATCCTACGGCTGACGGTATGTGGGCTTTAGATGTTTCTGATTATGACCTCGATGAACTTGAACAACCTACAACCGTAGAGTCCGTAGTGTTCCCAGAACCAGAAGACGATACCGAATAATTTATGACAACTAAAACTGCTGAAGGCTTATACACCTCCCTTGAGGGGAAGCGACATCAATACCTAGACCGCGCTCGCTCCTCAGCAAAACTCACCCTTCCATACGTCTGCCCAGACGAAGGCTTTGGAGCGCATAGCCGATTGGACACACCTTTTCAGGGCGTTGGGGCACGAGGAGTAAACAACCTCGCTTCAAAATTACTGTTGGCACTTCTACCTCCCAACGCCCCCTTTTTCCGTCTCGCAGTGGACGAATATGGACTACAACAAGAAGGCGCTCCACCTGAGCTAGTCACAGAGATTGAGAAGTCTCTACAGCAGGTCGAAGAGTCCTTCATGGAGGAAGTCAGTAGAGGTACATACCGTACCGCACTACACGAAGCTATTAAGCAACTCATCATCACTGGTAACGCTTTACTATACGTCCCTGACGATGGTGGCGTACGCGTGTTCCACCTTGACCGCTTCTGTGTTGAGCGTGACCCAATGGGTAATGTTCTATACATTTGCACCAAGGAAACCCTAAGCTACATGAGCCTCACTGAGGAGATGAAAGAAGTAGCAGGGGCTAACGAAGGCGGCTCTGATGACGAAGTACAATTATACACAGCAGTCTGTCGTAAAGATAAGGGCTGGAAAGTCTGGCAGGAAATAAACGGCAACGTTATTCCTAAGTCTGAAGGCTTCTACGGTCTAGACAAGAATCCATTTATCCCTCTGCGTTTTACACGTATTGACGGTGAGGACTACGGACGTGGTTATGTTGAGGAATACCTCGGTGACCTACAGTCCCTTGAGTCCCTCACACAAGCTATTGTGGAAGGCTCTGCCGCCGCCTCCAAGGTTCTATTCCTAGTTAACCCTAACGGCACAACCAGAGCTAAGACACTAGCCGACAGTCCCAACGGTGCAATTACACAGGGCAATGCGGCAGACGTCACCACCCTACAGGTAAACAAGTTTAACGACTTCCGTGTAGCTCAGGAGACAATCAACACAATCAAAGACCGCCTAGGTCACGCCTTCCTTCTTACCAGTGGAACTGTACGCCAAGCTGAGCGTGTTACCGCTGAAGAGATACGGATGTTAGGTATGGAGTTAGAGTCTGCCCTCGGTGGTCTCTACTCTCTTCTAAGCAGTGAAATGCAACTTCCATTGGTCAATCGTCTAATGGAGGTAATGAATAAGAAGGGTAAGTTACCTAAGATTCCTAAAGACGTTGTTAAGCCCATCATCATTACAGGTGTTGAAGCTTTAGGACGTGGCAATGATTTACAGAAACTAGACCTGTTCCTAGCTGGAGCCGCCCAAGTGGTAGGCCCTGAAGCTATCGCACAGTTCGTCAAGGTTTCAGAATACTTTAAACGGAGGGCAATCTCCCTCGGTATCAAAACCGATGGGCTGGTTAAGTCCGAAGAAGAAATGGCAATGGAGGCTCAGCAAGCACAACAAATGCAAATGGCTGAGAAGTTAGGCCCCGCTGGTATTAAAGCGATGTCTGACCAATCCCTTGCCCAACAACAACCAACAAGCGAGCAAATAGATGGCTAATTACCAATCAGTAACAGTACAAGAACATACCGAGGAAGAAAATGTCTCCCTCGAAAAGCAAGCCGCAATGCAAGAAGAAGCGGCTGAGCAACGTAATCAATCAATTCAGTCAAACACTGAGGAGCCCCAAGAGGAAATCCAAGAGGAATCAGAGGAACGCCCAGAGTGGCTAGATGAAAAGTTTGAGTCCCCAGAGGACTTGGCAAAAGCCTACAACGAACTTCAGAAGAAACAATCATCAAAGCAGTCGAAGTCTAAGAAAGACGACGCCCCTGCTGAAGAAGAAGCAAGCGTTAGTCTAAATTCAGCTGTACAAAGCGCTACAGAAGAGTTTGCTGAGTCAGGCGCTCTTACTGATAAAGCCTTTATCGAGCTAGAGAAAGCGGGGCTACCCCGTAGTTTCGTAGAATCGTACATAGCGGGTCAAGAGAGCATGAGTACAGCGCAAGCCTTGGACATCCAGAACGAAGTAGGAGGCAATGCTAACTACAACGCTATGGCTGACTGGGCTTCAGACAACCTCTCTGACGGCGACTTAGACGGGTTTAACAGCATCGTAGAAAGCGGCTCAGTAGAGCAGGCTAAGATGGCTGTCAAAGGTCTCTATGCTCAATTCATTTCTGCGGGAGGCAATCCCCCAGAACTCTCGCAGGGAGGCACAAGCGGCTCCTCTGTTAAACCCTTTGGGTCAGCGGCTCAGGTAACTGAAGCTATGCGCGACCCTCGTTATTCATCAGACCCAGCGTTCCGTGACAACGTAGAGAAACGATTAGCGGTCTCCAACGTCCTTTAAACTATGTCTATAGAATTATTATCCATGCTGGGAGGCGGTATTACTGGCTTCCTGATGCGTCTCATCTCGTCTCAAGCGGAGGCTCAAGGCAGAGCCTTAGATGCTATGCTCCAGAAACAGGAGATGGCTGACAAGTCTGCTGAAGCCGCCGCAGGTCGTGGAGGCGTATGGGTAAGACGCGTGATTGCGGTGAGCATCTTGTTTGCTGTTATTGTCGCGCCTTTTGTACTCTCATTACTCAACGTCCCTGTGGCTCTCGAAAAAGAGTCAGGGGGCGGCATTTTCTCTTTAATCTTTGGCTCTCGAAATGGATACATCAATGTGGACGGCTTCGTTCTTCTACCAGAGGTTCGCCAAGGTATGCTTGCTTTGCTTAGCTTTTACTTTGGCTCCTCTATGGTTAAACGCTAATAATGAAAATAAAGTTATATCACTACACGAGTTCGTTACGCTCATACCTCTATGGGAAGTTCCGTACGGTAGTCACCCAACTATTGTTGGAGACGGAGGCCATGCTTACGGGCTGTATCAAATCCATAAAATTATGGTGGACGACTACAATCGTATCACGGGCAGTAAAGTTGCGCACAGCGTTGCGTTCGACCCTGACTTTAGCTTCCTCATCGCTTTTAAAGTTCTTTCGCACTATTCGAAGCACATTAGAAGCTGTGGTGAAGAAGTAACTGTAAATCACCTGCTGTTCATTTGGAACGGCGGGGGCGGCGCGTGGACACGAGTAAACAACCCAATCGATGACCAGAAACAAAAGAATTTACTTCGGTATAAAAGCCGAGCAACCCCAATAATAAATAACTACATAAATGGCAAAGAGAAAAGGCGTAAGCCTACGGAAAGAACACAAGTCTAAGAGCGGGGGTCTCTCCAAGAAAGGAAGAGACTACTACAACCGTAAGACAGGTTCTAACCTAAAAGCCCCACAGCCCAAAGGCGGTGCAAGGAAGCGTTCCTTCTGCGCCCGTATGAGCGGCGTTAAAGGGCCTATGAAGGATTCCAAAGGTAGACCAACCCGTAAAGCTCTCGCACTTAGAAAGTGGAAGTGCTGACCTATGAAAAATTGTGGATGTTCCAAATGTGCTATGAAACGTAAGAAACTAACAATCAAAAAATCTAAACCCAAGAAGTACTAATGGCTAAGATATGCCCTAAAGGTATCGCTTGGGCAAAGCGTACCTTCGATAAATACCCCTCTGCTTATGCAAACATGGCGGCGAGCAAATACTGCAAAGACCCCAACTATGGCAAAGGCAAGCGTAAGAAACTCTCAATCAAGAAGAAGAAATAATGGGTGAACTTGCGAGATGGAGGGCACAAAACTGGGTACGCATCGGAACAGATGGGAAGATTAAAGGCGCTTGCGGAACTTCTAAAAACAAAAAGAACCCAGACCGTTGCCTTCCGATGGCTAAAGCTAAAAGCCTATCCCAATCTCAACGAGCAACAACTGCTAAGAAAAAGAAAAGAGCAGGCTCTAAAGGCAAACAATTTGTAAGTAACACCAAGGCGGCAAGAGTGTCGCTTCGTGTAAAAAAGAAGAAATAACTTTCGTCCCTAAGCTAGTAGTAGCGTAAGGCCCTTTGAGGAGGATAACCTTAGACAAGCAAACCCTGCCCACGGACACCTCAAACCCTCAATATTAATCCAAATAAGGAAATAAACTAATATGGCTAATGGCAATACAACTCCGTCCCGTCTGGGACAAGTAAATGCTACAGGCACTGCTGTAGATGCGTTATTCCTGAAGGTGTTCTCTGGTGAAATCCTAACTACGTTTGAAGAAACAAACGTGATGAAGGACTTGCACATGGTACGCACCATTCAGAACGGCAAATCTGCACAATTCCCTGTTACTGGTATCGCATCCGCGAAATACCACACTGCTGGCGAGAATATCGCTGACGGAGGTAACAGCTACCTGTCTGCAATCAAACACGCTGAGCGCGTCATCTCTATTGATGATGTACTCATCTCATCAACGTTCATCGCAAACATCGACGAACTAAAGAACCACTACGACGTCCGTAGCATCTACGCTAAGGAACTCGGTAAGGCACTCGCAAAACGTTTCGACATCGCTACGATGAAGACTCTCGCGGCCGCCGCTCGTGGTACTTCAGAAATCGGTGGAGATGATGGCACTATTCTTGGTGCTTCAACTTCGTTGTTCGCTGGTGCTAACGCAACTGCGGCTGAACTTATCGACGCTCTCTATGGCGTTGCTGAGTCTCTCG